CTAGCCCGCCCTTGCCAGCTCCCCCCTGAGCTTTGTGCGGACGTCCTACCCACGTCTCAGATCGATTCCCGGAGAGTACAGGTACCGCAAGCACTACAGTTATCCGGGGTGGACCGACATGCGCACGGATGGTAACGCGGCGAAAGCTGGCGGACAAACGCTTAGTCACAAAGCGGGTGAGTCCGTGCAGGTGATCACTGTCAGTTATCTGAGATGCTCTACTAACGACCAAAACAGGAGAGACCATGATCGATGTGCCACAGTACACAGTGCATCTTTGGGCTGCTGAAATTGATGACGCCAGAGACATAATGTCTTGCGGCTTCATCGTTTTCTTTAACGATAATGGTTCAATAACCAACGTGAATTCTGATTTTGTCATTTTATCCGATGACCACTCCATTGTTTCACTTCAGGTTACATGTCCCGAATGTTTGCATGTCATAAAGATGTGCAACTGCACCGAATGCACGCAGTTCAGAGCGAGGCTTTCATGACCGATCACTCTCCGCGTTCGCGAAAACGAACCCAGACTGTGCTCTCCCCCCACGCGGGCGTCATGCCTGAAAGGAATTGGGACAGCGTTATGCCCATCCCGCTTCCGCAGACCAACGCGCTAATTGAACCTAACTCCACCTGCGGCTCGGTTGAGCTTGACTTCGACCAGATGTTCGCCCGTCTGAGCCGCCTCTTCTCCGAACGATTTGACGCCGAGACGTCGCTGTTAATTGAAATGCTGAATCGCGGTGAGGGTGATGAAGCTCTCAAACGCTTCATACACTTAGCCCAGGGTCTTAAGGAACACACTCTGCGAGCACATCTGCTTCTAAGAGACCTGTAAATCTCAGGACCCACGTCCCCTTCACTCGTACCCGCTACTCACCCTTTCTCTCAAGCTCAGGAGGTTGTAAGTATGCCAGTTGGAGCTGAAAATCAATATTTGACCAGCCCTTTTTCCTCGATTGACATTCCCACCGGAATGTGCCTCAGGATCAGCGCTTTAGGTAGTGTTGAACCGGTTGCGCCTTCATTGTTTTTCAATCTGCCGGTGGGCGTTTCACTTGGCCCGAAAGACGGTTTCATTTCACCGTATCAGATTGGCCTCTGCCAGGTCAATCCTCAAGCGGCGGCAATTGCTCCCGGCGATTACCTGGTCGTGCCCGGTAATTACACCACTCTTGTCACTCAAATACCGGGTAATTTTGTGCCGTTTAATCAGGTGTCGTCAGGATTCGTAATCGTCTTCGCTGTCGCCCTCGCACCTCTGTTGAGCGGCGGCGGACTTTTACGCTGTCTGATCATCCCACCATTTGATTTCAGCGTTGAAGCTCCCTGAGTCGTTGCGCGAATAGAAAGGGCCTCATCTAATGACGATCAGTTCCAGCAACGGCTATCTCGTTACTCTACTCCGTCTTCAGCAAGCGTCCACCGGTCTCACTTTGGGTTTATCCCAAGGTCAACCAGTGCCGTACGTCGATGGGTTGGTACCCATTGGTGTATCCTTGGGAGGCTCGAAACAAATCGCGCAGCCAGGTAATATTTGCCTCGTTGAGGTTAATTCCTCAGCGGGGGCGGTCGTGCTGGACGTCCCGCTGGTTCTGCCAATAATAGGCACGCTGCCCTACCCACTCGAGGCTGGCAAACTCAGCCCTGCCTCTGATGTGACTGGCGGTCTGCCCATCATTTATGCGGTTGCACTGGAGCCCCTATCTGCTGGTGGCGGCCGCGTGCGCGCCCTCCTCGTAGGCATAGTGCCTATACCGATCGCCGCGCCTCCACCCCCTATTCCGTTTCCGTTTCCCCCCCAGGCCAACGGTCTAGTATTTGGTGTGGACGATGAGACGTCCGTACTTACCACTCCAGTCCCAGCCGGAAAAATTCGCGTTTTCAGCATGGGTGTGGCGAACCTCATTGGCGAGGGCACTGTCGAGTGGACACTCGAATTGATCGCAGCTGATGCCCAGACTTACACGCTGTTCGATCAAATGGCGGCCGAATCATTTACCCCACCAGCTTGCGTTGCCGGCGAGGTACTGAGGCTCACGGTGACTACACCAAACACTTCAATTAGGGTCTATCTTCCTTATATGGATATTGACCTGGTGAATCAGGCTGACAATCCAGTCGTATTAGCGACTAGGTTGCGCCTGACTGACGCCGAGCCAGCCGTTACCATTGCGAATAACGTGGCTGCTACGGCCATGCGCGCCTGGAATGATAAAACGGACTTCATGTCCCTGACGAATAATCTGTCGGGAGTCTACGCTGAGTATGGTTTCCTAGGGTTGGTTATATACAACCCCGACGTCGTGAATCACCCCATCAACGTCACTCACCATGGCGATACTGACGTGGTTACTAACAGTGTCACGGCTACTGCGGGTTTTTCAATATTCGCCAACCCAAATGCAGGTGGGCCGATTAACTTCGGTGAGTCCATCGAAATCACCAAGAGCGATGCCAATCAAGTAACGAATTTGTTTGTGGCTGCCATTTGGGCACGCTACCCACTTGCCCCCTAAGCTCATCCAACGTCGGAGACAACCACATGACTTTATCCGTTGCCAACGGCTATTTAGTGTCACTGATAGGCGGCAGTCCAAGCGTGGCCGGCTTGGCACTGAGTTATTCCGCTGGGTCCATCACCCCATTTACTGCCTCGCCCTGTATCGGCGTATCATTGGGCGCCTCAGGTCAGATTGCTCTGCCTGGGGATATCGCATCATGTCGCGTGAATCCAGGCGCAGGGCCCGTCGCCGATGGGTCACTGCTGTGCCTACCCATAGGTGTGACGACACCATACCCGCAGTTTGCTGGCAGCTTCATTCCACTAAACGACATAACCGCCGGCACGCCTGTTCCATATGCCCTGGCCATTGCTGATCTTCCAGGTGGTGGGGGCCTTGTTCGCGCTCTATTGCAGGGCGCGGATGCTGTCAACACTGGCCCGGTGCCCTCCCCATTTCCTGGCTATCCATTAATAGCGAACGGGTTTCTGGCTGTCGCCACCGCTGGGGGAGCTGGAGTTGACATCGGTCCAGTTCCTCTCGGCTTTCTAAGGTTGTTTATGCCCATGAGAATTTTGGGCAATCTGGGTTTTGAGTACTCTCTGGTTTACACGCCCGTCATCGGGCCGAGTGTTACACTGCTCACTCCGAGTGCGAGCCCAAACTCCACCTGTCCCCTGCCTGCGCTGGTTGCGGGGGAGAAATTAACTGTCACTGCCCTCAATGAGAATGGCAACATGTACGTGCCGTACATGGACGTTCCACTAGTTAGCCAAGCCGACAATCCGGTCGCCCTCGCTACCCGTGCTACTCCAACATCGGCCGCGACCTTCGTCATTAACGGTCCCGCCATCGCTGGGCGCGCACGGCGGAACTGGAGCAATAAGCCCCAGTATATGGATGCAGGCAACGGAGCGTCTGGTGCGTTCGGCGACTACGCTCTAACGGGTTTGTTAATCTTCAATCCCGACGTGATCGATCACAATGTTGCGATCAGACACGTCGGCGCCGCGACCGTTAGCGTCTTCGATTCCAACGTCGGTTCGGGCACGTTCGTTAACCCATCTTTCGGTGGTACGCCAATTAACAACGGTGACACACTCGAGATTGTGATCACCGACCCAACGAATACGACTAATGTGGCCGTCTTCGCTCTCTGGACCGACCAGCTGTCGGCATAACGCTACATTTTCCTACCACGCTGGAGCTACGATGTCGGATTCACTCAACATGCCAGGAAAGAACAACCTCTACGCGGCGATCGGTCTTTCTCCATCCCGCATACGCATGAGACCAAACACTGGGCACGAAATGGGATCGGCGGTAGGCACATTCATCTCACCTCGCACGGGCGAAGCTGTGCGCGTCCTCGCCAGGACTGGCGAATCACCGTCGGCCGCGATGCGACGTGTTCAACTGCATCATTCACGTTAGTGATCTGCGTTATCTGGGGGAAGCTACATGTGCGCGCGTTCTCCCGGTAAGTTTCATGGTCTTTGAGGCCGGCGCGTGCTCTCCGGGTGGGGCGTGCTTGGTCGTGCGCCCCACCCACTCCCTTTAACACGGAGAGAACTCATGAACACAAACCCTGCCTGGATGCACTGGTCTCAACTCATGACTGATCGGCTGTCCGGTGCGGCACCACTGTCCGTACCAGAGACATTTGCTCCCACGGTACCCGAACGCCTTCCAGTGATTGCCGGGCCGGTGCCACCCATACCATTCCTGCCCGTTCTCAGCGCGGCTCCGGAGGAAAGCCGGATCCAAGCTAACCCCGTGTTGGAGGCAGCTGCCGTTGCTGCTCGGGGGCGGGACGCCGCTTCCAAACCACCATTGGCAGATTCCCAGGTGTCACTGAGGGAGGTCATTGCCCGTCCACCTCCACCGGAGACTATTCCCACCGAGCGTCTTCCATCTCCCGCGGTCGGGCCATCTGCGGAGCCCATTCTTCCAGACCCGCGCGTGGCACCATCAGCTGCGGTACCTCCCGCTTCAATTACGCAACCAGCTGTGTCCCCGCCCGTGGCACTACCACTAACGCCTCCCCCCTCTCCAGACGGCGGGCCTGCCATCGTGCGCCACGCTGCGCTTGAGCTCGAGGGCTACTTGCGATCACCTGGAGCCAGGTTTGGAGTTAAGAACGCACCCAGCGAGGCTGTGATTAAATTTCAGAGCGTCGCAGGCCTTAAACCAGACGGTATTCTGGGACCGGATGTACGTGCTGCCGCGCGCGCTGTCGGCGTCACGCTTCCACCTCGAGGCTCGGTTGAGCCAGCCAAGAGAGGATCAAGCGCAACGGTTGCCATGCCCATTACCAGCGGCTCTAATGCCACGGTGCAGTCTCGTAACGCAGCGGCGCAGCAAGTCGCTGCCACTCAGGCCGCTCTTGGCGTCGTGCCAACTGGCGTAGTGGATGAATCGACCGCTACAGCTGCGGCTACGCTGGGTGTGTCACTGCCGACTCAACCCCCCATCATTGAACATAATCCATTCGGCGTGCATACGTGTGCGGCGGAGCTACCTGCGAAATTTGGCCCAGTCCGCGATGCGCTAGGCTCCTTCGCATCCGCAAGGCCCACTTATACTTTCCCCGCTCACCAGGCCTCATGTATGAACGGTTTGAACGACGTGCTGACCACCTACGGTCGGGGAAATTGGTCCACCGCCCGGAAGGGTGCTGATGGACGTTGGGCTGCTCTTGGCCCGCTCAACCTCACGCAGCCCACAGCCGAGTGGTTGTACCAGAGTCGCGCCATCCTTAAGCCGTTCGACGCGCAGCTCAAAGCCATCAAAGGCGAAGCCGGCACTGATCAATATTTGACGTCAATGCGGAATTCCGTCACTGATCCAAAGTCGGGATCGTGGTGGTACGTCCTAATTCTCTCACGCGTTGAGGACTTGTTACGACCGCTGATCGACCTTCCTGGCTTTCGTGAGTCAGGCCTGCTTACTGTGCGGGCGGACGCCCCGTCTGCTCACGCGAACACGGCTCAAAATTTAGCGGCCGGCGTCAACGCTATAATTAAGAATAATCCATCGGCGGATCCAGTCTCCGTGCTGATGAGGCTCTTTCTTAGAGCCTCATCACTCAAAGGAATGGCTGATTTGGCCGTACGGTCCAACGGCGTCATTCCGTGATGGAACCTCGCATTAATCCGCTTCTGCGTACAGCTGCCCAATTGCTCTCGCGCCGCGATTACCGCGTCACCTCAATTTATAGACCCGGCGGAAGATCTGGGTCGCATGGGACTGGCGACGCCATGGACATAGCCCACATGCTATACGGGTGGGGTAAATATGACCTATCTGAGGCGAGGTCATTGCACGACTTTTTGTCACAAGCCATACCACACACTAACTGGGCCGTCATAGCCGAGGACGACCATTTCCACATTGAACCCGGGCACAGTTTGCCTTTCGTGGGCCGCAAGAACCAATTCTCTAACAATCAACTGGAGATCACACAAATGAGCCGAGCACGCATGCCAGTTTCTGAATGGGGTGACGCTACCGCTCCCGACGCGCCAGCAACCTCATCTAACCTCCTTGCCCTTCCGAGCGTCAGTGACACTTCCGTGCACAAGCTCGCAGCTTCCCTGCAGTATCCGGACCGCAACCCAGGGCTGGTGAGACTCGCCGCCGTTCAATCGCCTGCCGCTCTGGATAAGGCCAGACAGATCGCCACCCTCCGCGATGCCGTCACACCCCCTGTAAAGTGGGTGGACGTGCAGAACGGTCGAGCCATCGCTGATTCACTCGGTGCGGGCTCGTTCATGCAGAACGGAGACATCCAAGCGCTGGTCAAGGACATCGCAAACGGCATGCCCGTTTTCGAACCCCAAATTTTCCCGTTCACTCCACTAGGACCAACGCTCTTTCAATTCTTCCCATCCTTTGCCCTTGACATTGGCAACGGCGGTCCCCTCTCCGCGGGCCAGATCTACAAGTGGATCGCTTCCCACATTCGGATTTCGAACTCCATCCTCAGTGCGCAGCCCGGCATCCAGGCTCAAATGACGATTGAGTTCGCCCCGGCAGGGCCCGGCGCCGCTCAATCACTCATTTTTGAACTGGGAGACGCGACCATACCCACGATCCTCTCCCCCGTTCACGGCGCCATTGCCGCCGGCTACCCCCGCATGCAATCGCCACTGCTCGCCGTTCAAGCTGGCGTTCCCGTTCCCGGTGTAGACTTCCCACGAGTGACGGTCAGCGGCTTACCCACAGCCTCATACCAGGTCGTCTACCGGTTCATGGTGCCAGGCGATGCACCTACGGACCGTTTCCGCGCTTACATGTCGTGAAGGTGACTCAACCCATGATGAGGCTAATCTATGAAACAACTCACTGATGAACACTCCCTCGCTAGGGTCTGGCTCTCATCGTTCTCGACCAACCAGCTCAATCAAGTGCTCGAGTACACGTCTGCGGTTGGCTACGGGAGCGTTCGCACTGAAATGGCTGCATTGAGGACCCAATCGGCCGCTCCGCCACTGTTATCATTCATGGACCTGGGGACGTCAGTTGATCCCTGCAAAACTTGGCACTTGCTTGCCAACTGGTTACCCTTCGTCATATCTGACTGGCTGGCATCGGACATGAGCGTTCACGACTACTACGAAGTGTTCGTGAAAGGCGCTGGCATCGAACCCGCCCTTGCTCAGAAGATTGCGGAGAAAGTCGTCACGCCGGATGGTCCAGCGGCTAACTTTGCCAAAAGAGTGATTCAGAGCGTGCTGGATTTGCCGTTGCTCAAAGACATCGAACTGCTCCAAAAGATGGGGGAGGCCACTTCGCAATCGGTCGCGGTTGTGTTAGAGTCTTTGGGAGCAAGAAGCAATGGCCGCGATAACTCATGGGAGGGCGTGCTTGCTGGCGAGCAGATGCATGATATGATGCAGCGCGCTTTGTTCACTGTGGGAGGCGAAGCGTACGAGGCCTACATTCACGGCCCCAAGGGAGCACCCCAACTACCCCCCGGGAGTGGTGATCCCATGCAAGAGGAAGAAGGGGATTACGCTGAAGAGCAAGGCTTCCCTTTCATGTCCCACCGCCTCATCGGCGATGCTTTAGGCATGCCGGACGGGTACACCGAAACGGGTGACCCAATCCCCCTCGATCCATCACGCATTGCCGCGGGTCGGGCCGCGCTCGGCCAATTCCTCGACGACGTGAGCCGAGCTACACCGACGTCGTATCACACGTTCGCCACCAACAATCCCGAGCAGGGTGGACTATTTTCCGGCTTGGGTCGCAAGTTGAAGCGCCTCGGCAAGAAGCTCGGACGCTTCGCTAAGAAGGCACTCAAGTCGGCTATATCAATGGCACCAATGCTAGCAGGGATCCCGATTCCATTACCAATTGGCGACCCTATTCCACACCACTCTCGTCGCAGCCGCGCCTCCGCAGTACCCATTCTTCATGATATGTACATAAGAGCCGGAAGTGGTGGCCCGAGCAACACCCCACTCGCGCCCCCGGTTAACCCATCCACTCACAAGTTTGATTCAAACGACTTCATTCGCGAGGTGGTTGATCACCTCGATAGGAATAACGCTCGCTAAGATCTACCGATCGAGCGACGTAGCCGACCGGGCCTTCGGGCCCGGTCTCCTAGTCTCACACCCAACGTTCTAACGACCAGGAAAGACCATGACCAGACAACGTAAGAAATCAGAAACTGGCGATCCTGCCTTGTTATCATACCTACGCGATCTTGTACTGCGCGTAGGTCCGACGGTGCTGTCACAACTGGCGCTGGCGTCGCTTAAGGATTGGCTGGAGAATCCGGCCCATCCGACTCCGCCCGCAGTCTTGAACGCGATTCCGGACCTCATGAGAGCGGCGGCATCGACGTCCGGTTCAGTGCTCAAACCTGGCCATGATCTACCCACCACGAGCAGATTCTCCAGAGATCGCACTGGAGTGAGTCGGTTTAAGATGCGCCGGTTTGATCAGCTGCGCACATCCGCTTGGACCCCTCCTCCACTTCAGACTATTCCAAAGCTCGACCCTGACTTGCTGACACTGCTCCCAGCCCGCGACAGAGCCGCCATCATCGCAGAGAGCGTATCCAACGTGGAGAGGACTCATCCATACGATAATAAGTATGGGATATTTGGCTTTAAGTCATATTCCGAGTTCGTCGACACCACAAAGGTCCGAACGAAGCGGACGACCAACCGCAGCACTCGCTAACGCCACCTAAAGGAACTTTTAAGACCATGAAAATTGAGGCCATTCAAGACGCTCCTGCCGGCACCCTGCTTATAGCGGATGCCCAAACTCTTCGATTGGAAGCGACCACCGCGATGCTCGCTTACGAGCTGCAGCAACCCCGAGAAAAGCTTCCAGTCTTATCCATGCCACTACGGGCTCTCGCCCTACTCCTTGGTCGCTCTCCTACGGCCCACAGAACTGATAAGGACACGCCCGCACCGCCCGCCCCTCTTTTCCTGCGAGCGATGTGGCTGGCACGCGCACTACGTGCCGTGGCCGAATACTTGCGTATGTCTGCTCAAGTTGATCAAAAAGACCTGGCTTCAAAGATTGAACGCGGGGGTCTAACCACGTTGGCATTCGCCGTGGAGTCCGGCCTTACTGAGGCGATTGAGGCGGGAGTGCTCACAGAACAGGACATACAGTCGTTGCTGATGTACGCCAGGTCAGGCAATGGCCCGGCTGAGTCACAGCGCAACGCGGTTATGGTCATCAACGCTGCGCTGCAGGCTACGCTAATAGCCAAGCGTCCCGACCACCCCCTAGCCGAGCACTACAACCTATTTGACGATTACGATTACGTGCTCGATCGCGCCGTGCTCATTCGCCTGCGCGAGTTTGCTCGCGCTCTACTCGCTCAGCCCGCTGTGCCATCACCCACCGTCATGGACGATCCAAAAAACGCGGTCGCGCAGAGAGTAGAGACTATGATCGGATTGGCGTCGCTGGTGGCCGCCTTGCCCGTCATGGCTATATCCCCGCTGTTGGACCACACGCTGGAGTTCCTGACGCACCCATGGCTGCGCTTCACGGCCAAAGGTCGTTTGGCGGATGAAATATCACGCATTGCCGAACAGCACGCCGTGCGCAGGATGGCCCTTCCGTCCGGCGCACCATGGACAGAACTATCCGGATTGAGCGTTTTGGACTGCGCAGTTGCCGGGCCCTGGCCTCACAAGCCCAAGGCCCCGACGACCATTCTTCCGATCGCAGCACCGGCCTGGGGCAAACCTTTGGCTGCTGACTTCTCCACTAAGGTCGCCGTTACAGAAGAACTCATTGCAACGATGGCCACGCTAACCTGGAGGCTGTCCGAGACAGCGGCCTCAGCTATGGACATCTATCGACGTGCTGCGGGTGAACGAGCAGCCAACGTGCCGCTACTGCCGGTTACTATCACCCGCGATCTGTTCACCGGTGAGTTCGCCGCTTTGCCGACTACGGCCACCCAAGTGCCTATTGCTCCACTGTCATTGATCAGACCCAGGTGGCACGCAAACACGGACAATTTCCGGCTGCTGCATGAACCATTATCCCGGTGGCATTTCTACACACATGCTTACGTTGTGGAGGATGTGCGGGGTACAAAGGCAGTGCAAGCTATACCATCCATAATCGAGAAGGAGGAGGAGCCATTCGCCATCGCGGCGCTGAAGGCGATACTACCCTTCATTGAGGTATTCGACGCACCGGCCATTCCGGCGTCCATGACCCTAAATCATCTCCTCGATCTCTGGGGCATCACGCCGGTTGAACTTCACGCCCTCCTATCTCAAATGGGTGACGGTACATCTTCATTCATGGCGCGCGCTTTCGCTGACCGCTTGCGCTTCATTGGCATGCTCACATTCGAAGTCAACGGCCACCACGAGATCATTCCACCAATGGATGGCATGTGGTATCATACACGCGAAACTAAGAAGTTCCTTGTCGCTGAGGACAAGAAAATCAAGCTGGGCGAGCGAGCTAACGTTCAAGCTGACGTGAGTAAAGAAGCTCCGGTGGGTGTCTTTTTTCTCCACCCTTTCTCGCACATTCCCAACACGGCGGACGTCACAAAAATCGCCTCGTGCCTACAGCTTGTCGGGCCTGCCGACGAGCAGCATCACAAGCCGCTGGTGGTGTGGGAGGCACCTAAAGCGTTTACCGTGGAACCCGTCCTTCCCATTGTGGGTTGGAAGCTGCATTCAGGCCCAGTGTCCGACATAGTCCTGAATCCCGCCATGCCATCCCGGGACGCGTACATTCCAACGTACGTCGTGCCAGGTGGGAAAAACGAGTATCCACTCTATTCTCACGCGTACAACGCGATCGTATCACTCACCGCACCGATGAGCGATAGAAGTGTCGCTTTCTCCCTCCCCGCCGCTCCCCGCTACATAATGAATTTATAACATGGACACCTTCTTCTCCAGTACGAGTGACTGGGTATGGAGACGTATGACAGCTGGGCCCTTGGTGGTACACCAAGGGCCCGGTACTGCCATCGTCGATCCTCGCACTCTCGGAGTCTCATATGCAGAGGCTCAGGCCCCTCAGTTCTGGCGCTTCACCGGAGTGCCAAACCCTGAGCGCTCGCCACTTCACCCACTCTTTCAACGCTACGACGAACGCAGCGTCGTTGCTCCAACGGACGGTGACGTCACACAGTGGCTTGACGCAGGCGTTGACGCCACGAGCACTCTGGAAACTCTCCAGCTGCCCGAACCATCCATAATGGTAACGGAATTACCGCACTGGCGCAAGCTAACAGTGCAAAGGGGTCAGCTGCCCTGGTACTTCATCCACGCACCCGGCCCAGGTCGGACGGGTCGCGCGCTACCCGCGGGTTTCCTATCGGCTATGGAAAGGCTTATGCGCCGGTACGCTGACGCTTGGCAACCAATACCAAGTAAGCCCGACCCCGCAAAGACTAACCCAGGTTACCCATCGTTTGTTACCCACTACGTTGGCAAAGTGGTGTCCAACCTACTTGGTGGAAACGATCTCAACCCTTCAGCTTTCCTTGACGCAGGCCGTACGTTCGCCTCAATGGTAGGCATACCTCCCGAAGCGGCATGGGGTTTCGGCCTTGGCAATCGTTCCGGCCCCTCTTATAAGGACCGCCCCGTCTTACTACACAAAGGGGGATCAACGTATGCAGAGTGGGGTCTCGCACGCGGCTTCGCTCAGCGAAACCGCATTATTTACATGGCTGCCGCCGCCTGCAACCGACTATTACGCCCGCTCTATGAACGCCTTCAGGGCGCGCGTAGGCGTCTGGAGGGGCTGTGGCATGCTGGCGGTATATCATTTGGGCCACTTGCCGGTCGCAAATACCAATACGAGGCAGACATTGCCGCCTTCGACTCCTCCGTCAGCCCTGAACTGCAGGACCTGCTACTATTCATGCTGAAATGGATATGGCCCGATCTGCGAGAGCACGCGGAGCTATGGCGCGTGATCGAGGAGCTACCCTTCATTACACCATCATGGTCACTCACACCCGGCCGCTGCGGCCTGGTAGGAGCGTTGGGTGGCACCCGCTCAGGAACGAAGACTACGGCCGAAGCCGGGACGGCTTACGCGCGGGCCGCGACCGAATACGCGCTCGACCAGCAAGGGATCTCCTTGAATCAGGTCACCATTCTATCACTCGGTGACGACGTACGCATCAGCAGCGATGTCGAAATCAACCCTGACGCGTGGGAATATAGTTTCAATGAGGTTGGCCTTTCGTGCACGCTTATTGCGGGCGACGGGTTCCTAGCCCGCCACCTCACACCCACGCTGGACGGCGTGCCCATAGCCGGGCGCGTTGTCCAGCAGACTATGTCTAACGAGCACGAACGCAAAGGTCCCGAAGCACTCGGCCTGAGCATGCTGGGCTTCATTGCACGGACGGAAAAGTTCGAGCAGCTGCCTGCCCAACTACAGACACAGACGTGGAGCGTTATTAGCCACGCTAAATGGATCAGGGATGTCACAGCCACAGAGGCGACGTCCAGCGTCCATACGCTACGTTCCTACCTCATTAATAATCCTGAGCCGCAACAAATCATCAACCAGGCCCTCAAGTCCGTGGAAGGCCTCGACTGGCTTTCAGAACACACAAGGGCTGCGGAGCACTCGGAATCAGGACGCCAACTTCTCGCCTGGATAACTGGCGACATTCGCGCACTGCAGCTTGACCGCGTTTCCAGGGAGCTCTACGTTGACGCTGCGTCAGCAAAGCTTGCCTCACTCCCACTCACGCTTCGGCTGCAATTAGCGGTGGACGGTTACTACGCGGTGACTTCAAGCCCCTTGGAGGCTCAACGATGGCTAACGACATCACTGAGCCGCCATTTCGCAATGACAACACCCGCGCTTCAGCCCACGGCACAACGACCAACCTAAGGAAGACCATGAATCCAGACGATTTTAAACCGGGTCTTACCATGCGCCAGCTGTTTGGCGATGGATCCGACCCAACGGAATCAGTCCACACGTCAATGGCGGCATTAACCTCAAGAATTGAACAGTTAGAGGGAGAACTTCGCGCACGCGACATTCCCGTTCCCCCCCCTCCGCCGGAACCACCATCGGATCACCCGCACCAGCCAGCGAATGTGCAAGACGAGGCCGTCCCAGCAGCCGAGCCCCGCACATCCGCTCCCGCAACCGTGCCAACGGTTGCGGAATTTGACATTCCCGACGACGTGGCCTCTAATATAGCAGCCTATCCCATCGTTCCCGACGACAATGTCACGGAAGAAGCATTTATAGTCCACCTGCAAGCCGTCGCACCCGCGCTGCCCTTTACTGAATGGATCCGTATGGCACCATATCTCATGGCGGCGATACCATCCTTTAGTCTGGAAACTATTAAGGGATGGCCATCATACGACGCCATCAGCCAAGCCCTACAAAGCATTAAGAGGGTCGCCGCCGCACCCGAGGGCAACGACACGCCTGGCAACGGGTCTGTTTAGCCTGAAGCTTCAGGCTCCACCTCCCACTCACCACACAGCCACGTAATGGCTTCATAATTACACTCATACTCGCATTACGCGAGCGTGGGCTACCCCGAGG